AGAACCCGGCCCTGCTCGGCGCGAGAGATAACCCCGCAAAGTGACCCAGAAGCCCACAAAACCCTTCACCTTGCGGCACTTCCGCGCATGGGCCGCCGACCTCCTGCTCGATACCGGCGAGAGCTGGCGCCTCGAGCCCTTCCAGGCCGCCTTCGTCCGCGACCTCTTCTCGGGCGTCCCGGAGTGCTGGCTCGTCGTCCCCGAGGGCAACGGCAAGACCACGCTCCTCGCCGGCATCGCGCTCTACCACTGCGAGTTCCGCCCCTTCGCCGTCGTCCCCGTGGCCGCCGCCAGCCGCGAGCAGGCCGAGATCATGTACCGCCAGGCCGAGGGCTTCGTCCTCCGCTCGCCGGCCCTCCACGCCATGGTCCACTCGCCCGTCCAGGAGGCGAAGGGCAAGCGCAAGACCGAGGTCCCGCGCTTCCTCTGCCTCGAGGGCTACCGCCGCATCAACCACCACGCGGGCGGGCGCATCCAGGTGTTCGCCGCGGACGACCGGACGGGCGACGGCATCATCCCGACGCTCGGCATCATCGACGAGCCGCACCGCCAGCGCGACCTCTCGCTGTACCGGACGTGGTCCGGGAAGCTCCTGAAGCGCGACGGCCAGATAGCGGCCATCTCGACGGCCGGCGACCCGGCGTCCGACTTCGAGGAGACGCGGGCCAAGATACGCGACGCCGCCACCGAGGTCACGACGAAGGGCTCCTTCCGCCGCTCCGCGGGCGGGCGCATCGTCATGCACGAGTGGGCCGTCCCGGAGCACGCCGACGCCACGGACCTCCGGGTCGTCAAGGCCGCCAACCCCTTCTCCGGCATCACCGTCGCCCAGCTGCGGGCCAAGTTCGACTCGCCGACGATGACGATGGCCCACTGGATGCGCTTCGTCTGCAACCGGCCGACGCAGGACGTGGAGTCCTGGCTGGGGGACGACGCCGTCGATGTCTGGGGCAAGCTCGCCGACCCTTGGGAGTTCGCCGCGGGAGCCCCGACGTGGCTCGGCGTCGACGTCGCCATCAAGCACGACACCACGGCGGTCGTGGCGCTCCAGCGCCGCGCCGACGGGTTCCACGCGAAGTCGCGCATCTGGGCGCCGACCGACGAGCGGCCAGTTGACGTCACGGACGTCATGGCGTTCCTCCGCGACTGGTCGCGCCTCTACCGCGTGGACGCCGTCAGCTACGACCCGCGCTTCTTCGACGTCCCCGCCAAGCTCCTCACCGACGAGGGGCTGCCGATGGTGGAGGTCCCGCAGTCCGTCGAGCGCATGACGAAGGCCGTCGGCGGCACCTACGAGGCCATCCGCTCGGGGACCATCACGCACGACGGGGACGAGGCGTTCACCCGCCAGGTGCTGAACGCCGTGCCGCGGCTCAACGAGCGCGGCTTCACCCTCGCCAAGTCCAAGTCGCGCGGGCACATCGACGCCGCCGTGGCCATGTGCCTCGCCTACGAGCGCGCCGAGCGGACGGAGCAGCCCGGACCAGTGGAGTTCATCGTACTTTGACGATCGTCGAGCGCCTCACGGCGTTCCTGCGCCCCTACGACATGAACCGGCGGACGCTCACCCCCGCCCAGGTGTGGGGCAGCGGCGGCTCGTGGCAGCCGCTCACCGCCGGCATCTCCGTGTCCGCCGAGATGGCGATGCAGGCCGCCGTCGGCGCGTGCATCCGCCTCCTCGCCGACGACATCTCCAGCCTGCCCGTGGACGTCATCCGCAAGGTCGGCGGCGAGTCCGTGGAGTCGAGCCGGCCCTCGTGGCTGGAGTTCCCCACGGGGCGCCGCTGGGACACCTTCCAGGCGTTCCTCTCGGACTACGTCGTCTCGCTGCTGTCGGACGGCAACGCCTTCATCGAGGCCACCCCTGACACCTTCAGCCCGCGCCTCTTCGACGTCCGCGACCCCGAGAAGGTGCAGATCATGCGCGACGGCAACGGCGGCGTGACGTTCCGCTCGGGCACGAAGACGTGGACCGAGATGACGATGGTCCACACGCCGTGGATACGAATGCCGGGGCAGCTCCGCGGCCTCTCCGTCCTCGCCGCGTCGAAGGAGTCCACCGGCCTCGAGCTCGCCGCCCGCCAGTGGGCAGGCGCCTTCTTCGCCAACGGCGGCACGCTCGGCACCGTCATCAAGCACCCCGGCAAGCCCTCGCCCGAGGAGCTGGACATCCTGCGCGAGTCGTTCGCGAAGCGGCACTCGGGGTCGGCACAGGCGTTCAAGCTCGGCATCCTGACGATGGGCTCCGACATCGTCAACGGCACCATCCGCCCCGACGAGGCCGCGCTGGAGCCTCTCTGGAAGCACGTCCTCGAGGAGGCCGCGCGCCTCTTCCACATCCCGCCCCACCTCCTGGGCTCGCAGGACACGGGGTCCGCGTCCTTCGCCAGCGTGGAGCAGCGGTCCATCGAGTACGTCCAGCATGCCGTCGTGCCCGTCGTCACGCGCATCGAGGCGACGCTGTCCCGGTTCCTCGGGCGCGACCGCTACATCAAGCTCAACGTCAACAGCCTGCTCCGCGGCGACATCAAGGCGCGGGCCGACTGGTACGCCATCGCGACGACGCACAAGATCATGCGCCCCTCCGAGGTCCGTGCCAAGGAGGATCTCCCGCCGGACCCCGAGAACGCCGGCTACCTGGAGACGCCGAACAACAACGCGGGCGCGAGTCCCACGCCGGCCGGCGACGAGGCCGCGTCCATCATCGTCGCCCCGGAACTCCGCATCGACAGCGTGGACGTCTCGGAGAGGGGCGTGGAGCGCATCGCGGCGGCCTCGACGGACGGCATCGCCACTGGCATCGCCGTGCTCGGGGACGGCATCTCCGAGAGGCTGGCCGCGCACGTCGCCACCCTGGCGGCGACGCAGGAGCGCATCATCGAGCGGCAGGACGCTGCGGAGGAGCGCGAGCGCGTCCGCTCGCTCCCGGTGTCCATCCGCGTCTCCGGCGACCACGTCTACGAGCAGCGCGGCGCGGAGGTCGTCCGCAAGCGCATCCACCGCGACGCCTCCGGCAAGGTCGTCGGCCTCGTCGCGGATGTCGCCGCGTGATCGACCCGGCCACCGGCCTCCACATCCCCCAGCCCCGGATGCCCCTCGGCTCGAACCTCGGCTCCAACCGTCCGCGGCCGAAGGGCTACGGCACCGTCACCTACCGCTGCCATACCTGCGGCGAGAGCATCGTCAAGCCGTGGGAGGTCATGTTCGCGGACGACGAGCCCGGACGGGAGTGGGCCAGCAGCATCGCGCCGGGGAGGGTCTCGCCGCGGACCACGACACACCACGACTGGCACATGCAGTCGCAGCAACGAGAGGACACCTAAGTGGCGAACAACGTGTATCTGACCCAACTGCGCGGCGCCGCGATGCTCGATAGCCTCGTGGACGCCATCGACGTCGGCGGTGCCGGCACCATCAAGCTCTACGGGGACACCCAGGCCGTCACGGCGAACACGGCCATCGGCGCGCAGACGCTCCTCGCGACGCTGACCTTCAACGCCACGGCCTTCGGCGCCGCCACGACCGCCGACCCGTCGGTCGCCACCGCCAACGCCATCACGTCCGACTCCGCGGCCGACGCCACGGAGCAGGTGACGTGGGCGCGCTGGGCCAGCGGCACGCCGACCACGATCCTCGACTGCACGGCCGGCATCAGCTCGGGCACCTTCGACATCGAGTTCAACACCGACGCCTTCGTGACGGGCGCGACCATCAGCATCACCTCGCTGACCGTCACCCAGCCGCTGAACTAGGGCGTGAGCCCATGGCGATCCGCACGCAGCGCGTCTGCGCCTTCGAGGACGAGGCCATCGTGAGCGCGGGGACGATCGGATGACGGCGCCCGCCTTCGAGACGGCCTCGTCGGCGACCGACACCTCCGGGACCGCGACGACGCTCACCGTCGACAAGCCCGCGAGCACCGCCGAAGGCGATCTGCTCTGGGCGCTGGTGCAGGCCTTCAAGAGCGGCAACGACATCTCCGTCCACGCCTGGTCGTCGTCGGGCTGGGCCGTGGACCAGCACGCCTCCTACGGCAGCGGCAACAACAGGAGGTCGGCGGTGCTCTGGAAGGTGGCCGGCGGCAGCGAGCCGTCCACGTACGACTTCACGTTCGGGATCGCCGCCAGCCTGTACGGGGGCATCCTCCGCATCAGCGGCGCCCACGCCACCACGCCCCTCGCCGCCGCGCCGGCCGCCGCGACGGGCGCCAGCAGCGTGCCGAACCCGCCCGCCAGCGGGACCGTCGCCTCGGGCGACTACCTCGCCATCGCGGCGGCGGCCCACTCGAACGCCTCCGAGACCCCGCCGGCCGGCTACGACGAGCGGGTGGACGCCTCCAACGTGGAGATCGCCACCCTGAGCCTGGCCGGCGTCACCTCCGAGGACCCTGGGACGATCACGACCGCCACGGCCTGGTCGGCCTACACCTACCTCGTCGCCCCGCCCGCGGCGGAGGAGGGCGCCGCCACCACATGGCTCGCGGGTCGCTGGGCGTGAGCATCACGCCGCGCGCCGAGGGCACCTGGGTCATCCTCACCGCCGACGGCGCAGTCGCCATCCCCGGCACGCCCCAGGCCGGCGACCGGATGTTCGTCCTCGCGACGTGGAAGGCGTTCGGCACGACGGCCCAGATCACGAGCCCGACGGCCTGGACCGAGGTGACGGAGTTCGCGGACGGTTCCGTGGCGCCGGCCGCCAACGTCGGCTCGGTGAAGGTCGGCGCATGGTGGCGCGACTGGCAGTCCGGTGACACCCAGCCGACCATCGACTTCTCGGTGTCACCCGTCCCGGCGGCGGCCGTCATGGTCGTCTTCGCGAAGGGGCAGACGGACGCCTGGGACACCCCGGCCTCCGCGACGGCGGCGATCGCGTCGGCCGACCCGTTCACCGCCACGGCGTCCTCTGACCCAGGCATCACGGCCGGCGACCTCGTCATCGCGCTGGTCGGCATCCGGGACGACAGCGCGACGTTCGGGACGCGCACGCTGACCGCCGCCAGCGTCACCTTCGCGCCGCTCGTGGAGTACCCGGCCACCCACGCCAGCAGCACGACCAGCAACGACATCGCG